TCATCGGGTTCGTATTATGAACCACAAAAACGAAAGGCTTCTTATATAGCTCACACAGGTTAAAAGCCTTCCCCGCCCTGTCAAGGTGTGAGATGATAATATCAGCGTTCTTAATAAACTCCCTGTTTCCGGGGAAGAAATCACCCTTTACGCTCACCCCTTCAAAGTCATAATCTTTAATCCCGGTAATTGGTAGCAAAACATCAACGCTGTGGCCCTGGTCCACGAGATACTTATTCATCTCGTGTACCATCCACTCAGCCCCTGCGTGGTGCAGTGGCGGGTAAGCGTGTATCAGATTCAAAACTTTCATAAGCTCTTTTATAATATTTGTTAGAAAAAATGTCGTAGTAAACATACCTCCCGACAAAATCACTGTAATCCTTCCTTTGGTAACTAATCATCGGCACTGTCATGTAAAATTCCCTGTGTGGGGCAATCCTACGGTACCACTCATCAGCTATCCTTATCCTTGACTTTGGATATTCGTCAAGGATGTAATCAATAAACTTAGGGCTTAACAGCGTGGCGTGCATCAGCCATGCCCCGTTAACCCTTGCAAGGTGTTCACTGTGCCGGGCGATAGGTGCTTGAAGATTCGCCCCCAGGTACAGCAGGTCATAACTCTGCGGTAACTCCGCTACTGCTTTCGGGAATACCTCGTCGAAGTCATCAGTAAACTCAAAATCATCTTCAAAGAACATCAGGGGTTCGCCCTGAAACATTTTCAACATCTTCAGCCAATCGGTCATATAACCTTTATAGCTGTCTTCGTGGTTCTGTACCGTTGTGTAATGTGTAACCCTTTCAACTCTCCCCTGTAATACCTCTTTGCACCTTGCCCATCTGTCTTTACGAGCTTTCAATCCGATTACACACACATTAAAATCAATCATAAGAAAGAAAATAAGGGGGGAAGCTCGCCCCCCTATAATGTTATGCTGATCCGTTAGCCAGAGCAGCAAGGAAAGTTCCGTATATAAACCCTTTAGGCCTGTAAACAGCCACAGTAAGTCTTTCGCTTATTCTGACAGTAACCATACCTTTTATGAAGTTATCTTCGTTGGTGTTGGTCATTTCAAGTGTCATCTGCCTGCGGTCAAAAACCTGTGCAGCCGAACCGTCACCGACAAGGAAGTCACCGGATGTGATAGCCGAAGATTCGACAATTCTTATCCCATCAAGACTGATGTCCTGCGGTTTCATAAAGATCCACGGCTGGATATAATTGCCGTTGTCGTCTTTGGTAAGTTTCATGGCCAGTGCATCTGTCGGATGAATGAGCATGAAATTCGGATTGTACTCCGAAGTCTTGACCTGTTTGGCAGCACTTACCAAAATGTCAATCCTTGATACTTTAGTGTCAGTAAGCTCATCAACGTAAGCAGTTGCATTCTCGACAAGACCCGAAAGGTTAATGCCCGTACCATCACCGTAAAGGAGCTGATAGTTCTCTTTCAGTTTCAGTTTACTCGGAAGTCTCAGAGAGATGTAAGAGTTAAGTCCTTTCACATCGTCAAGCATTTCCTCAGAAACGATTATGTAAGCAGTGATCTTGCGAACAGTGGCAGTCTTGAGTTTCAGGTCGAAGTCACTCTGCTTGTATGGGGCACCCTCATCGGTTACATCAGTTGAATCGGTAAATACTTCCTCCTGAACGTATTCAATACTGTTTGAATCGGTCGTTCCAGGGGCGATCAGATCACGTACCCTAAAAGTAGTGTCCGGGTCAAACTTGATCCCCGGTACGTGCTGGGCCTGTACGACAGCAGTCTGCTCAAAAGAGTTGCCCTGAGTCATATCGTCAATCTTCAGTTCAATCTCACCCGTACGGCCTTTCTCCTGCAGGTAACTCCTGATAGAGCCGTTACCCTTTTCCTTCAGGTGTGTAAGTACCTCTTTCACGCTGTCAGCAAATCCCTTCTTGGCCTCTTTCGAGCCGAAAGGCAGACGCTGTATCTTCGTGTCGATGTTATCAAGCTGCTCCTGTATCTTCAGGAATTTATCAGCCATTGCATTGTGCTTGTCCATGTCAGGCTTTAACTCCTTCATGACAGCCTCTTTCACCTCTTTGCTGTAATCGGCCCACTTCTTAGAGTGGTCTTCCAGCTTCTTGTCGATCTTTTCTCCAAGTTCGTCAAGTTCCTTTTTGAATTTTTCCAGTTCTTCCATTAAATTTTAATTTTTGATTTCAGTAATTCGCCAAGCAACTTACCGTCTATCGGCTCTGGAGTGGAAGACACCGGCTCCTCTGTGAGTGAATTAATGACTAATTGCTTTAATTGATTCAGTTGTATTTCAAGCTCCCGTGCGGTGTCATCAGTATAGGTACCTTTGACAGCCGATTCGAGAGCCTTTATCTTTTCTATGATGTTATCAAATGTCTTTCCCTGTTTACCTTCGCTCTTAACCGTGGAAACAAGTGCCTCCATGTTAGCACCCCATCCAACGGTTGAGCCTTCCCATAGCTTCAGCTCGACAAGTTTCTGAATACGCTCCTTACCGCTTTCGTCCACTTCTCTTTTGACTATCTGATAGCCTATGGAGTGTTCTGTCAGTACCTTATCCCGGTAAAGCTGTAAAACATCCTTGCCTAAAGAGGTTTCGCTGATTTTCGACTCAAAATATAACCCGTGTTTGTCCTCTTTCAGAACATGAGGCTTTGACAGTATCTTTGATGGATCGTGCATATACAGGTGAAGGATGCGGGCTTTCGGACTGTCCGGCCCGTTCTCCCTGATAGTCTTTTTGAATGCACCGGGAACAACTATATCCCCATCGCTGTCCACGTTCCCAAAGACAGAGAAATAGCCGGTTATGATCCCGCTTTGAACGTCCACATCTTTGATCGCTCCCTCAAATACATTCTTTGTCAGATAATAGTTTTCCATATCTTTATTTCTTTACCATCCAATTACACTAAATGCCAAACCACATCTACAATTAGCAATTTCCTCTACTCCTCCTGCAGGATCACCGGGATGTTGCATATTATACATCCCTACCTGAAAAGTCTCATTCATCATCTTAGGGTTCTGTGCCTCGACTGCCATGTGAGTATCCCGGCTCCGAGAATCATATGTGGGAATCCAATATTTCTGCAATGCCTCCCCCGTTGCCTTTGCCCCTTCCATGCTCCCCGCATTAGAAGCTGTCATTATCTCAGTACGGGCGATCCTTAAAGCCCTCCACTGGTTGTACTGTATTCCCTGATCTATCAGCCCCCTCTTAATCCTTGTCGCTGTCTCGTAAGCACCTAACCCCTCGGTAACTGACTGCTCAAGTACCCCGTTGATGATACGCCCTGCAGTCTCTACAGAAGTATTGTTAACGGATTCAATACGTTTCCAAAGGCGATTTTTGACATAGTGCCTCAGGTAGTCATACCAAGCGTCCTCCTCCTTAGTTAATAGGTCGGGATCATTGCCCTTTAGCTTGTTATACTGATCTCTTGCAAAGTCAGCCCCTACAAGCGTATAAAGCTGTTCATAACGCTTGGCAATAGCATCCGGTTTGATAGTATCAAGAAGTAACCGACTGTTGTAATTCTGCTCGTTTATCCTCTCTGCTAATTCCCTGAACTGTCTGTTAAGCGTGATACGGAACAGGGAGGCGAACTTGCTCTCGTAAGCATTGCGCCTCCGTTGTGTGGCTCTCCAAATAGCCCGGTTATTCCGTATGTATGTAGCAGTTGTCACAGTCCTAATTTCTTTTCTTCTTCTTCCAATTGTTCATCAGTTACCATGCTTTGAGACATTGGCATCAGCCCACTTGGAACCCAATACTCGTTCATAAGCGGATTGGTTTCGTCAGCAGGGAACCCAAGCAAATCACGTTTTTCATTTGGAATTAAATACCAAATCGAAGACAAAGCCGTAGCCATCATTTGTAAGTCGTCCTGAAGCTCACTAATCATCGAAGCGTCGTAATCACAATATAGTCCCGGATACTTAGAACTGATAAACTGGTTCAGCGCATCCCTGAACTGATTTAAGGCCGGTAAGACAGCGTTGGTATATACCGCACTCCCCGCTTCTTTCGTGTTCGAGTAAGTTTTATTTGCAGCGTCATTGAATAACTCCGATGGTACGTGGTAAACATTACATAAAGAACGCAAATCCATTCTGTCACTATCGATAATATTAAGATCCACAGGTGACATACCCATTTGTTGCCACTTCAGATCAGCAGAAGTAACGATATTTTTGCCTCTATTATCCGGTCCCCCTACCTTCTTCATCAGCTTACGCTCTATCATGTCAGCCTGTTCCTCGGTTAACTGCGTGTCTTTAGTCGCTGATATAATCCCAAATGCACCTTGATTCTGGAAAGCACCTACTGAACTATCAAATGAAGCATTCGACTTTGTGATAAGCCTCAATGAAGCCCTCATAGGTGACAGCCCGACAAGGTTCTGCCCGTTGAAATATTCCGGTGTCCAGTACTTCAAATGAATCATCTGTTCCGCAGGTATGGGAGTTTCCTGATTGAGATATTTGTATCCCTTTATTGGCTCCATACGATCACCGGCCACGGGCCTGATAATCTGTGAGGGTATGTTCCACATCTCTCTTATAGAGCCTTTATTCAGCCCCGCCGTCGGCCCTATCATGTGAATATAGCTGTTCCCTGTCACAAGTTTAAAACCCACCACCTGCTCTATGAACTCAGCCCACCCCTGAAGGATATTAGGCTTCATAAAGATTGCGTTCAGCTCATGGTCAGGGAGAGCAACAAGGGCTTTGGTCTTTATGATCTTTGTGTTGATGTTATATGAATTGGCTGACTTGTAAGAATGCAGGGCTTTGTCGTTCTTGACCTCGTACACCCCCCACGGGATAGCACCGGCCTTCTGAGCAATAAATGAGACAATAGAATAAACAACAGGGTTAAACAGATAACCCTTGTCGATATACGTTTCCACGTTGTCAGGCGGGTATATAGCCCGGCCCCGTACCATCTTAAGCATCTCGCTGATAACCTCGCTGCCTATCGACCTGCGAAGATCAGTTATATATGACTTGAAAAGCCTTTTACCCAACGCATCCAATAAACCCATACTATCAGCCTCTTTCCAAATTTAAACGATATTTCTATGATATTAATACATAGAACTATTTTATTTATCAAATTTTTTTCACCTAAGTACAAAATTACCCTTACTCTGAGCCATCAAATCAGTCAATGCCCACACTAAAGCATCCATTCTGTTAGGTGACTTGTCGCCCGGGAGCCAAAGGCACATTTCATCTTCAAGTTTATTATATCTGCCTACATGATGAACCTTGCCCCTTTCATAAAAGGCAGCGATAGGTTCAGCCCTGAGATACTTGCCCCTGG